CATTCTTGATATTAAATAGAGCTACATTAGAAGCCATAGGGGAGGTATCCACAGTATCACTAAGAGCTGTTATTACTTCTGTATTGCAAATAAATGTATAGTCAGCTACAGTAATAACTTTTAAGACACTCTTAGGATTAGTGGATTGAATGTAATTCAAGGATGTTCCTGCTTCGACATTAACTGTAATTGGAGTACCATCTAATGTAAATGCTGAGATACCTGTTGTGTTAAATACTATAGCATATCTTTCTTCTTCATCTCTATCTATTGTATGTATGAAATAAGGGTCAGTAGTATCATATGTTACAGTGTCTACAAAGTAAGTTGAAGGTCTCCTAATGATACCTTTTACCTCAGAAGACACACAATTAACTTGTTCTTTTAACTGCTCAGGTTTTCTTAATACATCAGGCTGTTGAGATACACCTTGTATCAAGTTCTTTATAGTCTGTGATTTTAAAGTAGTTGCCATATTATCTACCTCTGCAAAGCAGTAGCAACAGAAGTATTACTAAGAATATTGTAATTACCTCTATTCACATCATATCTTAAGACAAACATATGAGCTTCAGATAACTTATTAGCCAATTCCTGAGCAAGTAATTGGTCTCCTAAGTATCTTTCTTGGTACTCTTTGGCTACTTTAATTGCTATGTAATATTTGAACTCATGAGGTAAATCATCAAAGTCCAAGAACTCAATAGCTGAAATAACAATAGGACTTGTAAATGTATAAGACCTAGTTGTCATATTATAGAAGTAATCTCCACGTTGAACTAAAACAGTTGATGTGTCTGAATTTTCAATATGAAGGTACTGTTTAGGATACACTATTTTATTGTCTCTAAAATCAGGAGTAAGAGTTATTTCTGGAATTGTATTAAAATCCCACCCCTGAGACTGAAGACTTCTTGATGTAAAGTCTATCATTTCATTTATGATAGAGACCTCAACACTTTCATCATCTTCAAGAGTATTAATAGGAGTATCACCAATAGCATTTAAGACTGCATTAACTGCTTCTAGTCTTGTCATATTATGTAAGAACATAGCTATCTCTCCTTATTTAGATAAAAGAGGGAGTCACCCATATAGAGTAACTCCCTTCATTTTATTTATTTGTTATGATAATGCTTTAGTCATAGTACCAATGAAGGTAGCTTCAGGTCGTAAACCACCATGACCTACTGCCATTTTAGCAATCATTTGGTCTGCTTGGTATTCAGGTCTACGAGCTTTCTCTAAGGCTAAATCTTTAAGTTTCAACGTACCCACTGATGTTCTATGACAGAACAAGATAGGGTTCTTAGCTGCGTATGTTGCAGGGAATACATGTCCACTTCCTTGATATACGTTCGCATTATCACTACCACCAGTAGTTAAATGAGGACATTCAATGAAGTCGAAACCTGCTAGTCTCACAACATTACCTTCCAAGATAGTACCAGTAGCTCCAAAGTCTCTATTCAAGAACTGTAAGGAAGTAGCTAAGGCACTATGCATATCAGGATTTAAGAACGCATAACGCTCACTTTGAGGCACATAGTTCTTAGTCATTTTAGATTTTACCTCTAAGGCAATATCATAAATTAACTTAGCTGTTGTCTCATTGATACCTACAGTATCTGCACTAGCAAACGGAATAGTACGAGTTACCTCACCACCAGTTCCTAAACCAGTTACATTAGGAGTCGCATTGATAGCTTCTTTAGCAATCTCTGCTAATACAGAACAATCATATGCTAACGCTAAAGCTTCACCTAATTGACGACTATATTCACTAGATACATCAACATGGTTCATAGCTTCGTCTAAATCTGAGATAAGACAATCTGCTGTTAAAAGACCATCAATAACGATAACTCTTTCATTGTGTTGCATATTTGTTCTTAAATCATCCAAGGATTTCCCCGGAGTTAAATACTTAGCTACTGTTCTACCAAATACTGGGAACGAAGCTGATTTACCACTTGAGATACTTCTTGTAATAAATCTACCATCTGTTACTGAGAAACGCTGAAAGGCTGTAATAGTCTCCCCTGCGAATACCTTTAAGAACCCTGCTAATAAATCTCCTGCACCACTAAACTGCCCCGGACGAGCAATAGTTACATCTGCCATCTATAATCACACTCACTTTTCATATTTTTATTTATCCAAAGATATTGGACATTTTTACTTTTGTTTGTACTTCTCTTGTGTAAGACATATCTCTACCATAGCGTTTATCAGCCATAGCGGACACCATCTCCTGCTTAGAAGTAAAACCTGCTTGGTTTGTGGTAGCTGTTGGCATACCTGTAACCAAAGGATTTGAAGTACCAAATTGTGTCTTATGCTGTGCCAATAGACCGTTAATCATTAATTTAATTTGTGATAAGTTTCCAGTATTAAGCGTAGCATTAAAACCATCAATGGCTTCTTGTCCTTGTGATTTAACTAGTTCTACAATGTTATCCCATTTACCATCTGAATAGCTCTTAACAGTATCCACAAACTTATTTGCCTGTGCTTCTAGACCTGTGATGTAAGCATCCACCATAGCTTTTGGGTAACCTGCTTGTTCTAGTTTATTTATACTTTCAGGGGATAGAGAACCATTACTTTGATATTCCTCAGCAAACTCATCAAAAGACAAACCCTTAGTTTCTAATTCTTCTTTAATAACTTTCTCGGTTTCTTTTTGAGTCTCTACTGGATTTTCTACTGGTGCCTCTACCTCTGTAGTAGTTTCTTGTGTCTCCTCTTCTGGAGTGCTCTCAGGAGTATCAGTATCATTAGGAACAGCTTTGCCATCCACCACAATATCAACATTAGATACATCCACCTGCCCTTCTTTTACGGGCATTACACTCTCATTAAGGGTAACTTGTGTCTCATCTGCCATAATCTTTCATCTCCCTCTTACTTCTAACCTTCTCCACTTGTCATAGCCTGTTCAGCAACTTGAGGAGCTACTTGTTGTTCAAGAGCCATCTGTTGTTGCTGTTGCATTTCTGCTTGTAATTCTTCAGGTGTCTTAACAATGCCTTCTGTATCAAGACCTAAACTATTAGCAATACTTGAAAGAAGTCCTTCAGGTTTAATCATTTGTTGTATCTGTGGTGGTAACACCTGTAGATACTGAAGGAACATATCAATCTTATTCAAGTCATGTCCTCTGCCTAGTGCTTCTAAACCAGTAGTAATAGCAGGTTCTACTGTACCCTTAGGTAACTGAGCCATCGCTCCTATTGCTTGTTGTTGGTTTAGTAGTCTTTTAGCTAATGGTAATTGAAGTTCTTGAGCAAGGATAGAATACACACCACCTAAGGTGTCTTCAAGTTCACCTGCTACATATCTGATTTCCTCAGCAGTAACACGTTCTCCTTGTCTCTGAACAGCAGAGTTAAGTAAGAAAGCAAAAGACAATCTACCCTCTATTTCTTTAATCCCTACATTAGCTGTTTGGAAGTCTGCAAACTTATCAATCATTAAAGCTTGAACATCATCCCTACGACCAACAATAAAGTCTCCTGATTTAGCCTTGGATAAATCTCTGATACTTGTAATACCTGTAGGATTTACCATAAGGATAATATTTGCACATATGGCATAGAACTCACCTAAGGATTTCGATAAGGACTCTACTTGTCGTAGGTCTCCTAGATATTCCTCTGCATAACTTCTTCCATAATGCTCTCCATCCTGCTTGAATAGTCTTACAGGTATATATGGAGTTGAGTCTACTGGATACTGATTTTCAGTACCTGCTACTACTTCTTCTTCTATTTCTTGATATGAATAGAAGACATCACCATCTGTAGACCTAAAGACACAAGTAAATATGTCTACCATTGTGTCTTCTTTAACATCATCTTTACCTTTAGCTACTCCTGCTTTTAGCTCATCAGGCAAAGCACTGAATGCTATCTTTTCTCTTGTGATGATTTTAATGACATTACCAATACCATCTCTTTGTACTACATAATTATGAAGTTTATATAACTTAATCCCACCTTGTGGTGGTAAATATAAGAGACCATTACCTGTGATTACAAGAACCTTTAACAGCTCTGCAATAGTAATCCTTATTTGATGTGTCTCAATATATTTCATTATATCTCTTTCAATCTTAGCCAACTCTTTCTCTACCTGTTGGCGAATTGTAGGTTTCTTCTCAAGTTCAGCATTAACTTCTGAGCTTGTAGACAATCTAAAGAAAGGTTCATTTGGTGGTAACATAGCTAACAATAACTTACTAGCTAAATTATTAACACCACGAGAACCAATGGATTGATAAGGAGTAGTATATGCAGTATTACCATCATTAGTGTCATCATGGAATAATGAAGGTATTGTGTACTTAGCACATTCTATCGCCCTATCAACATATGGTTGTCTATCATTAACCATCTTTTCATAAGTCTTCTTGAGACTTTCGGTTAATCTTTTCTGTTCAGCCATTAGATGTTTAACCCTGAACTACCAGTACCCATATTAGTAGAGTTTGTTTTGTCTATAGTTAAAGACGCTTTACCTCTACGTTTCTTACGGTTTACTGATAAGTCTCCTTCTGTTGTCTTCTGAGCTATATCAACTTCAGGAGCTTGTACAGCAGGAGCAGGAGTATTAACTGTAACAGGAGCAGGGGCTGATTGACCACCACCAAATAGCTTACTAATAGCTTTAGTTATACCGCCCATATTATTCCCCCTTTTGGTCTTGTTGTTTTAACAAGAACTCTAAATGATTTATAATATCTGTAACTCCTATAATGAACCCTAAATGCTTTTCAGCATTCTGAAGGTCTCTAGCTATAAGAGCTTCAGTAGTATAAGAACTTTTAAGATAACTTACAAGCTCTCTACTTACTAATGGAATGTGAATATCTAACATAATTCATTCATCTCCTTATTGTGACTTTAATTATAATGTAGTTATTAGTGACTTTAAATATTTCTTATCGAACCTTAAGATAACTGCTGTATTTTTCTGTAAA